CAGCCGCCTTAATCTGTTCGTCCGTATAGGCTTTAAAAGTCTTGCCTGAAAGATCAAACTTCACTGCTGTACCGGCAGGAATCTTGCCAACCGCAACCCAATCGGAAATGTTACTCACCATACCACCGCCCGGATAACGGTGACGGATTTCACGCCACACTTTACGGGCATGTCCGTATTTCACGGTGTTCACATCAAACGTGTTACCCATTGTTCCCATACATTTATTGTTTTAGAGTTAATAATTTCAATTCTTCTTCCAGCCTTCCTTCTTGCCTTTACGTTCAAAGTATCTGCTGGCTGCATTGTGTTGTGTTCCACCTGAACCGTCAGAAGTTCTTGGGGCGGTGCCATAACCCCTGCACGCCTTATATTCTGCATCATATTTCGGCAGAAATTCAGTAACCAGTTCATCCACAGTTTTCTTGGTATCGAAAGTTACCCCTTGTAAGGTCTTGCTCAACACATAATCATCATTCGCTTGTTTGGCCTTCATTGCAGCCGTAACCTTCTTCAACAAATCAGCTTGAACCTTTTTGCTGTCTTCCGCGTCTAAACGTGCTTCCAGTTCTTTCAGTTTCTTCTCCAGTTCATCATCGTTTTTCGGTGGTACCGGTGGAGTTGGAGGTGTCGGGGGAGTCGGTTGGGGCTTATAGTTTTTCTTAAAGTCCTCAACTCTGGTTGCGACATCATGGTTGTACTGTCCTTGCATCCCTTTCAGAAAATTCACAGCCTTGTTCCAATAAGCCTCGTCAGGCTCCGAACCTTCGGCTATGGGATTAAGTTCTACATACGTCTGTAATGTCTGCGGTGAAAAACTGGTTTCTCCAAGTTTCTCACTTAATGTGGATAAGATTTTTTCTTGTTCCATCGTGTTTATTTTGTGTTTATGTTGAATAAAAAAAGAGTCAGACAATGCTTTTTGCATCAATCTGACTCTTTGGTCTTATTTTCCATTTAATAGTGGGCAGTATTGGACTCGAACCAATGAAGACGAAAGCCAATAGATTTACAGTCTATCCCGTTTGCCACTTCGGTAACTACCCGTTTTGCGGAAGCAGAAGGATTCAAACCTCCGAAGCCTTTCAGCTTGCCTCTTTAGCAAAGAGGTGGTATCGTTCACTCACCCATACTTCCAATATGCGACCTACAAGATGTCTCGGTGAAACCACCGCATTTCCCTTGTATTTCGGACGTTATTCATTCTGTGTAGCGTATCAGAGAATCGAACTCTGGTTTCCACCGTGAAAAGGTGACGACCTAACCGTTAGTCGAATACGCCATTTGTTGAGATACAAGGATTTGAACCTTGAATAGCAGAACCAAAATCTGCTGTGTTGCCATTACACCATATCTCAATATGCGCGAAGAGAAGGACTCGAACCCCCCGACAATCAGGTTTGGAATCTGACGTTCTTCCAACTGAACTATCTCCGCTTCATTGCGCCCGGTGATAGAATCGAACTACCGACCTTTACATTAACAGTGTATTGCTCTACCAATTGAGCTAACCGGACAATATACCTATACTCACCTAACCTGCGATACCCCATTTCAGCGTACCTGTGGGAATTGAACCACACCGTATAGGTTTTGTGGAAAGAGATGAAATCGAATCACCTTAACCGGATTTTCAGTCCGGCGCATACACCACGTCTGCCATCTTTCCATATTCTCCCTTTATCCCCATACGCCACATCTAAGGGAGAAACAATGCGGCAACTCCAACTATTGTTGCGGAGATTCGACTCGAACGAATGACCTTTGGGCTATGATCCCAACGAGCTACCAGCTGCTCCACTCCGCGATATTATCCTGAAAACTACTTTGTACCCACAATATCCACATTTATGTAGTTCTTGCATCTACGACACTTCACTCTCAATATAACAACACCATTGACATAGCTTATATCAGTTAGTTTCTGACCGCATATCGGACATAAAACTATCTTGTTGTATATTTCCCTTTGATCTGCATCTTTATCCGCACTAATTTTTATCATACTCCATGTTTTCGTTGCAAATATATGTACTGGATTTCTTTTCTCAAAACATTTTTGATATTATTTTCTATTAAAATGTAGAAAATAATACTCTTTATGCGTATTTTTGTACTGCAATATTAGAATCAGAGCTTATAGGCCGGTCTCCACATGTGTAATGTGAGGATCGGTTTTCTTTTTATGGAGAAATATAGTGGAATAAAAACGGTTAATGCCAGTTTGGTGCTTGATTATGAATATATCCAAATGTTAAGGGACGCGGATAGGAAAATTCCTAATCCGAATAAGATAATCGCACAAGGTGGAGGGCAGGAAAACATGCTCTCCACCCCGGCTGATATTACCATCTGTGGGGGATGCCGTGGAGGAAGTAAAACTTTTACTCTTCTTATGGAAACATTGAAAGATATAAAAAATAAAAACTTCCGTTCTGTGCTTCTCCGGCATGAGATAGACGATCTCTCTGATATGGTAGAAACATCATCCACCTTATATGATGATTTTGGGGAATACAACAAGTCCAAAAACGACATGCGCTGGAATTTCTATAAAGGTGGATTTTTAAAATTCAGCTATCATGCTGACACACTTGACGATTTCAAAAAGCGTTTTCAAGGTAAACAGTTCGCATATATAGGTGTGGATGAAATAACCCACATGGAATATCTCAAATTCAAATACCTTATCACTTGTAACCGTAACGCCTTTCATATCCGTAACCGCTTTATCGGAACATGTAACCCTGATCCTGACAGCTGGGTTGCAAAATTCATTGACTGGTGGATCGGAGAAGATGGTCTTCCAATCCCGGAACGTGATGGCAGAGTCCGGTATTGTTTTATGGACGGGGACAATGTTTCAGGTATATATTGGGGAGATACCCGTGAGGAAGTATATGAGCAATGCAAGGATATTATACACGCCTACTGGAAGCCGGAGTATGAGCAATATGGCACACCACAAGAACTGTTTATCAAGTCGGTTACTTTTATTGAAGCAAAACTTTCCGATAATGTAAAACTGATGTCTTCTGATCCGACCTATTTGGCTAACCTTGTCAACCAGTCAGACGAACAACGCGCACGCGATCTTGACGGTAACTGGAAATACAAAGCTGCCGGAGATGATATAATAAAGCTGACTCACATGGAAGCCTTATACCGCAATTCCATGCAGATAGGTGATGGAATACGCCGGGTATCATGTGATGCGGCATTTGAGGGTGGCGACAGTCTTGTCATGTGGCTGTGGGAAGGATGGCATATAAGAGACATATTTGTTTGCAAACTTGACAGCAAGAAAACAGTCGATACCGTAAAAGCGATGCTGGAAGAATGGCATGTAAGAGAAGAATGCTTCACCTATGACCTTAACGGACTCGGACAAATATTCAAAGGCTTTTTCCCGAATGCAATCCCATTCAACAACAAAGAAGCCGTGGAAGAGAAATTCAAATACATCTATGCGAATTTAAAATCACAAGCGGCATATCTGTTCGCACAAAAAATTATCAACCGGGAGATTTCCATTGAACCGACTCTTCTTGAACGCAAGTTCTCCGGCAAAGGGTTTGAGAAAGTTCCCCTTAGACAGATTCTCGACAAGGAAAGGAAAGCGATACGAAAGGATGAAGACAGTGAAGAGAAAGGCTGGACTATTATCAAGAAGATTATAATGAAAAAATTAGTAGGTCATTCTCCCGACTTCATAGAAGCATTGCTTATGCGAATGATTTTTGAAATTAAACATAAACGCAAACACATAAAAGGTTTAGGATTAATATGATAGCAGAGATTCTTACAAAAAAGCCTTTTGCAAGGGTTACTCCCGAAGGTTACTTGCAAGGCAGGATTACGAGCGATTTAAGAAACGCATCGTTCACAAACAACAGTGATAGGCTGACATGGCAGCTCATTTCGCAGGCTGATTTTATCCGTGAGTTTTATCCTTCAGGGCACAAGATCAATTCGGAATTGTTTTACCCGGACAGACTGAAATATGACGAAGAGAAGAAACGGTTCTTCCGGGAGAAAGTATTCCGTGCTTCTTTTCCCTTTCAGATGATAATCACTATCCAACAACTTGTACATCTATGTGGCAATGACATTCATCATGAGCTGACCGATACCAAAGTTGATGAAAGTTCACGGGAAATATTTCTCGAATTTCAAAAAGGATGGCTGGATAAAAATATGGAGATTGCATTTTACGAATATGCCAAAAGTGTAAAAATAACGGGAGATGCAGCAATCGTATTCTATATGAATGAAGGCAAGGTGTTCACCAAGAATCTCTCCTATTTTGATGGTGACACTCTTTATCCTCACTACGATTCCATAACCGGTCAAATGACACTGTTTGCCCGGCGATACAGCGACTATGACGAAGAGGGAAAGGAACTCATTTCTTGGGTGGAAGTGTGGGATAATAAAAAAATGTACCGTTACCGGCAGGATAAAAGGGGAATAGCCGGAGCAATAAACAAAGTGAAACAGTATTTCGGTATTGAAGGATATACATTAGTGGAAGAACACGATCATGGATTTACCGAATGTCCGGTTGTATATTATCGGGACAAACACGGTGCCTGCTGGAGCTTTTCACAAGATAATATCGACAAGTACGAACTGGCTATTTCCCATTTGTGTCAAAACAATATGGCATACGCATTTCCAATCATGTTACTTAAAGGTGAAGATGTTGAGATTCAGGGAGATATGTATGGTGCGGTAAAAGCTATCACTATGGGGAAGGATGATGATGCAGGCTTTATGAATCGTCCCGAAGCATCACAATCATTTGAACTTCAAATTAATACATTACTTAAAATGATTTTTATGGGGAGTTTTGTTGTCATGCCTCCCGAAGTAAAGTCAGGAGATTTACCGGGTGTTGCTATCAAGCTGATCTATTCACCATCTTTGGAAAAAGCCATGATTGACTGCAAGGAATTTGACGAATCAATAGACAAAATGAAACGGCTGTTCCTGCACGGATATGGAACAGAAAAAGGCCAACTTACCAAATTCCTCAATTTGAAAATTTTTTCGTGGGCAGTTCCATACGTCCACCAAAATGCAGCCGAATTGGTATCGAACTTGGTACAATTAGTCGGTGCCGGTATTTTATCAAAAGAAACCGGCTCGGAAGAATCCGGCTATGGAAAAAACAATGAATGGGATCGTATCATGCGTGAATATAAGGAACAGCAACAAGCTGACTTGCTATATCAACTGAAAATCAAGAAAAATGAAAATAAAGAGGGTAATGCAAAATGATCTGTACCAACGCGGAGCGCGAAAGCAATCCCGTACTCCGCGCTCTGAATCCAATGTAACTATACATTAGGAAAAGCCGCCTCTGCCTACATAAAATAGACAGAGGCTTTACTTTTTCAACAATTTGGTTGATAAGCTTGTGTTATAACAAGTCAGCTTCTACATTGCAAATGTAATGAATGAATTGAATATGACACTACTTTCGATACAATTTTTTATTATAAGGCTTTCGAGGATATTTCCGGTTAAGCTTCTTTTGCAGATCATCATTGATACTTTCATTCAGAAGGATTTTAGAATTTAGCACCCGGACTTCTCCAGTAAGTTCCATAATAGTTTTAGATTGTGTCGCATTTTGTTTTGAAAGCTCAACATTGGCAATAGCCAGTTTGCTGCATTCTGATGCAAGATGATTGAGTTTCTTTGTGCTGATTAATGATAATCCAAACATAATATTCTGATATTTAGTATGTTAAATAATTATATTGCTGATACGGGAACGGCAAAGCATTTACAATGACCGTGATACGGTGGTAATTTGTCCCATTCCACATGAAATCCGACTTCATCGTCACAAATGTTACAAGGATAGGAGCTGCCACGCATGACAAAGAACCCTACGGCTCCACAGGCTTTAGCCTGCAATTCCCAATGCTTCATCCAACCCTCTGCCACAGCATACTCCGTCAAATCTGACAGTGCAGTCCAAGAGCTTACAGTACGTCCTACTCCAAAAGACTCCTGAACACCGAGTCTTGAAATAATCGGATAACCCTTTGAAATAGCTCTCTGTACATGCTCATTAAGCAATGGCGTTTTTACCGACTGCCTGATAGATGAAAGTAATTTGTCTTTGGAAAGGTTCAGTAGTAATCCGGCGGCAATGGCCGTTTCAACCTCCTTTGAAAACCGGTCAACATATTCTCTTGCACGTTGTGTGAAGGTTTTGCCGTATGATTCTCGCGTTATACATGTTATGATTGCATCCTTATTATCCTCATGTGTCGCTACTGCCAAAGTATAAGTATAGTCTTCAATTATTTCAAGAAGGGATAAAATAATGGCATCCACTTCCTCCTGCAACTGTCTGTTTGCTGAAAAACGGAATAGTTCAGGGCTGATCTTGTACCGGTATGAAATATCTATAATTTGCTTTGCCGCCTCGATCATTACAATTTGAAGATTGGTACGCATGGATAGCTCCGCATCCAGACGTTGACGGAGGTATTCTTTGGCCTCTTCAATTTCCTTATCAGTCGGTACCCTCATTTTTATGTTCCTCCTTAATACCTTCCTTGATACTATTCATGTTTCTCTCTTCTTCCAGTATCTTGGCATCATCTTCCGGTGATACTGGTTGCTGCAAGCCTCGTAGCCGTTCGGTAAGATCAGAATAGCTTTTAAAAAACTCTTCCATAAACTTAACGTCAGGGGTTGCATTACTAATAAGGAAACATACTTTGATCCATGTTTCCAAATATTCACGAAGTTCCTTATTGTTGGTTAACTCCCGAATCCGGGAAAACATTCCGTTATCATCCCGAAAACGCATACTCCAAAAACCTGACACTGCCTTAATACTGATCCAGTCATGTTCACTACCATTATCCCTCGTAACAATAAAGTTACCTACCTGAATACCATTTGTTTTTTTGCTCATAATCCTATTTTTAATTTACGTTCAAATCTATCTCCAAGATTAAAAAAGTATTCCTTACCGTAAGAGTTTATACGTTCTTCATCCGATGATACTTTATTCATTTCATGAATCAAGCAACTATACCTATCATCATCAGGAAGAAGCCCTTTGCACTCTTCTCTGATATAAATATGATGCTTCCCATTTACCCAATAAAATTCAGAGAGAAATCCACCAAGAAGCATTTCAATCATTTTTTGGTGTCTGACAGACAATTCTCCTTGCACTGCTATATCCATTACAATGCTCTTACCTTCTATTGTCTTCAATTCACATGAATAGTTCAAGGCCCGAAGAATAGACATCAGCTCAACACTTAACTCTATGTGATTCATATTTTTCATACTTTTACTATTTCAAATTCATCTGCATGTTTCTTACCAATCCAATCCCGTTTCTGATTTTCAGTTGCGCTTTCGTAGATTCTTCCTCGCTTAGACAAATGCCTTTTCCTAAAAATACCTTCTTCTCCAAGTTTGTCATAATCTCTTCTTGAAGGGGATAATCCCTTTGCCCTGCAAAAGAACAATCCCGTTTCCTTGTGTCTAAATTTTACTGCCATGCTTATTCCTCCCATGGATTTTCGTCTTCTTCCTCAACGTAAATCCGTTTTAATTTGTCTGATACTTCTTCAAGCTCACGCTTCATTTGATTTACATGAAATCCAGCTGGCATAGGGATTTCCAATGCTCCCCGTAGGTTATCTATTTTTTCAATAACCTCTGCAAATTCATCCGGTGCGATCATACTATTTGGTTCTTATTTTTAATTGTTTGATAATCTTCTCCACAGCGTCCAAGTCAAAAACAGTTGTTCTCTTCTCCATGTGGTACGTCCCCTCCAGTTTCTTCTCCCGGAACAAACGCTGGACTTGATAAATGCTCAATGACAAGCAGGCCGCAAGCCCTTCATGGGTATAAGCGTATCGTTTGCCATCTTGATAAACCGGTTTAGCGATCCTTTGCTTATAGTTACCCCGTAGGTCTTCCCGTTTCTCATAATAGAGTTTTTCCGTCAAGGCTGTTCCATACAAACCATACACCTGACCATTCGGGGTTCTTTTTTTACGATAACCGGCTTCCGAAAGAATACGTCCGAATACTGTCACATTCTCTTCTTTGGCATTATTGTCCCTACACCATTTGCAATATTTCCGGTACAGAATGGCCGAAGACATCCATTTGGGTTCAATATCGGCAATTTCCTCATAGCGGCACAGATAGTTCATTTGATACATGAACTTCATTACGGTACTACTTTCCGACTGATATTCATCCATGACATTTTCAAGCTCCTTACTGTCTGTCAACTTATAACCATTGGCGATAAAACGGTCACGTCCTTCCAATATCCAATTGAATATAGCTGGGTATTCGGCCTCCAAATCCCGTGACAGTTCTTTTTTCTGCCGGGCTTTGGGTATCTCCACCTCAAAGGGAATAATGCAAATACGCCGCCTCATTCCATAGCTCCAGTCTTTCAAATACGGCATTTGGTTGGCATTTGCCATAAGCAGGGGAATATTGTAAGCAGTGAAGTTATCGCCATAGATAGGCCGGGCTTCGGTAGGTTCACCACTGATAAGGCTCTTCAACGTGTCACTATCCTTACCAAACTCTAACGCTTGTATTTCAGAACAGTAGTTCAACCGCTTGCCATTAATGAAAGCGATATTTTTTTTTCTCTCATTTCCAGTAATCAATGCACCTATGCCGAAATTGCTGACATTCTCCCGGCCAAGTATGCCCATGATCGTTTCAAAGACTACACTTTTGCCATTGGAGCCGGAGCCACGAAGAACAAGCATAGTTTCCATTTTCGCCACACGCCGGTCAACAAAAATACTTCCAAGAAACTCCTGCAAAACTTTTTGCATGTTTTTGTCCGGCAAAACTTCATCCAGGAACATTCTCCAAAGAAAGACATGCTCTTCCAGCTTGTAGTCATAGGGAACGCATGTAGTCTGTACCCAACGGCGGTTGAAAGAATGTGCACGGCGAGCATTCATATCAAACACACAGTTATTGAACACCACAATGGCATTATCAGGCTTCAAGGCTTTTCCTGCCACCACACGCTTACAGACTTTCAGTACACCCTCCACACGGGAATAATCACCATTGGGCATTTTGCATTTACGCATCAAGTCATATATCAGGTTACCAAAATCATCCCATGCCATCTCTTCATATATCCGGCCACTGAAATAGTAAGGAGTACCATTGAACTTACAAATCGAAGATCGTATAATGGCTGCACGCATCAAGTCCTGCACAGCGTCAACACGCGCTGCACTTTTGGACTCTTGTAAGGCGGCATCCAGTTTCTCGCCTTTCATAAGCCCAAAGACCTCATTTAACAACTTCCTATACTTTCCCGACTCCATTTCAGTCTTTAAATTTACCAGTCCTTACCTGATTGATACAGTCAGCAACCCATCCAACAAGATACGAGAATGTTTCCTGATTAGCTAAATCCACTTTTGCACCTATATAATCAAATATGTTCATCGCTATATGTGAACTTTCATGAGCGATATTTGCTATAGTAATGGCATTCTTACTTTCAAATCGGACAAGAATACCACCCAAATTTCGCAGTTTATCACGAACACAGTCCACAATGGCATCAGCAGTATCATCCCATTCACTTACACCTTCAAATCTATCTGAAAATGTATCTGTACTGACTGCAACCCACAACTTGCGTGGATATATCACCGGATCAAACTCATGTATTTTCATAAAATATCATTATATATTCAAAAACAAGTGTTTTTGATAGTTTTATGCCTATTTTCAGGCCGTTTTACGCCACAAATATAGTCTATTTTCTACATAATTATCATATAAATACTATTATTTTCTACTTAAAATATAGAATAAACACGTGCTTTTGAAGGCTTTTTTATCATATTTTGTATTCATAGCACCATTCAATATAAGTAATCATAAAATATTGGCAAACAAAGGATAACGACTCTATTTCAATAGGAAATACAGATGGAGCATTCTCTCTGATATGTATGGTTTATGTAGGGTTTTAAAGGCAACTATACATATATAACATATTGAAATACAAATCAATGGAAAAATAGTGCATAGTATGTATAGTTTTTTATGCAAACCATATTATATATATTTTTTTCCATACGCAATTTACATATAAACTATACATACTATACATTAAATTTCCATTGACTTAATAATGAATGATTTACACATGTATAGTTATGAAGTAAACCATACATATACTATACATTTTCAGAAGTAAAACTATACATCAGACATTCACTTTTGTAATTTATCATTGGAAAAGCCTTAAAAACATCCATTATTGACTCCAAAAAAGAAAAAAAATAAAAATCTTGACCGGGATTGAAACATGCTTGGTGTCTTGGGTAGCCGGGGGGGGGTGCCCTCCCTGCTTTCATTCCCCAGTTGACCGGCAAAGAAGGAGAAAAGCCGCGCTTTGCCTTGATTCTCTTTATATTATACCTATAATATTAAATATAATCCGGCTTTTCCGCTTCTTCTGCTTTCCGCTTTGCTCGATCAGCTATAAAAAGGCTGCATCTATAACACTGCAAAGGCAGATAATAATGTACTGTTTCCTCTTCTTCTGTATTTTCGTCCTTCTTCATTTGCTGGAGATCGGCAATTTTCATTAATACATCCGCACGATCTTTCCCCCTCAAATAAGGCAAAGTTTGTTCGAGACCTGATAAAACCGCGTCTTTATCCCGGTATTGTACAACATTCCCGGCTTTTTCTTCCTCTTCTGCTTCTGTGTTTTTCTTTTTCTTCTTGCTTTTGGGGCTATCATTGTCAGGAAGGAAGGCGGCGCGGTTATCTTCAAAAGACCGTATCAATTTATTAATGCCGGGTTTATCCTTTGCAAGCTGGGCGGCTCCGCGTTGCGCCGTTTCTATTTTGGTTGATCGTGGTCTAAATATAGTTGCGTATGCTTCGCCACGACTGGCGCCGGATGCAACAAGCATACAAAAGAAAACATCATCCGGGGTTAATTGATAAATTTGCTGTAAATCTGTTACGCGCTTACTGTACACCATATAAAACGATATAAAAGAGTTCATTATATTGGCGTCTCGCGCTCTGTAACTTGCTACAAAGTTAAACAAAGGCTACAAATAAAGCAAATAAGCATATTTAAAGCCTGCACATTACAAATATTTCATTACTTCATAAATGCTTTATATTTACATTTGCATCATTGTGTAATATATTGATTATTAGTTATTTATATAAATATTAATAAATGCAAAAACAGGACATTTTCTTAAAAATAAAAGTACATTTTGTTTTGTATTACAAATATTATTCGTATCTTTGTAATACAGAAAAGGAGATAAAAGATCGGATCACCTACCACAAATCCCGCTTTTACTTCCTTCTTGGTTGAATGTTTAATTTAAAATATAAGATCATGGAAGTATTACTAAACTTACAAAACAAAAATGTAACGCTAAACGCTGTACATGTAGCCCCAGAGGGCACAAACTGTTGCAACCGTTTGAAGGTTCATTTTGATGTATTTCAAGAAACAGCGAAAAAAGCCGCTATTATAAGACTATCAACGGCAAATAGTTTTGAATTGATTCACTATCAAGATAAACATATAGCGTTGTTAATTCCTTTTGATCGTATTCAAAAGATTTCATACTAATAAAAAACCGGGTCGAGTTTGGCGACTCTTCCCGGCCTCCCTTTAAACTTTGCGTTTATCGGATCACCTACCACAGTGATAACGCAAAGTTAAGGGAAAAACAAAGACAAACCAAGTTTCACCCTTTAAATTTTGCGTTATGAATACAAATTTGCTAATTATCTACATTCGCAATTCTCGCGATATTTACGCGCTTACTGAATGGCTGCAAAATGCACTTTTGAAAAAAGTAAACCGCGGTTTAACTCCTTCCGTTGAATATCTTGCAAACTGTTCCACTATGAAAAAGATCGTCCGGATGGCGGCTAAAATGCTTTCCGATCAGGATCATAAGACCGCAACCAAGCAAGAAAAAGAACAAGCAGCCAAAGAACATGCAATATACATTATTGGATGCGTGGAATACCTTGCAAACAATAAATAGTAATTATTTCCGGGGCTGTCATGGCTCCGGGTTACTTCTTACTTTTCATTATTCACCCTTTAAAACTTTGTATTATGACTACTACAAATAGACTTTTTTACACAGTATCAAAAAGATATATTCAAGCCGGGACAACCTTTAAAATCGATGTTAAAATATTACTGGCTGATGATTGCAAAAATAATATATGCGATTGGAGTATAACGGCGGATATTTACGAACAACGCAAAAACGGGCGTTTCGTTTGGTGTGCTGGTGGTTGCTGCCATGAAGAAATACTAAAGCGTTTCCCACAGTTTAAAATGTTCGTTGATCTTCATTTGTCTAATCATTACGGCGCGCCAATGTACCCAGTTGAAAACGGGTTTTACCATATTACGAACAGCAGCAAAGAAACTGCAATTAACTATTTGCGTATCACGGAAACAGAATATAATTTGCTTTATCAGGCAGAAGATAAACAATACTTTAAATACCTTCTTTATACGCTTGGTATCGTTGAACGCTGGAAAAGAGAATCTAACGAGGCTTTAAAAAAGCTGGAAGAGTTAACCGGGCAAACATGGGAAAACCCATATAAGCCGGAAAACGAACGTTTTACTTTGAAATTGACGGACGAAGAACGTACAACTATAACTAACAGAATAAACGATGGTTATTATCGTCCTGAAGCTGTACAAGCGCGAAAAGACGAAGAAAAGCGCAAAGCATACGAGAAAAAACGCGCTGAAATAATTAACAACTGTGAAAAGAAACAAGAAAAGGCCGAAAATGAAAAGCGGGTTATGTTGGCCGTTCTTGATGCCGGGTTATCAGTTAGTAATGTAATATATTACGATCATAGTAACGAGCTTGTTTTTAATTGGAGAGACCACGAAACAAAAGTAACGGAGAACGATTTTAATAAATTCGTTTCCAGTGTTAACCGTTCTTTGTTACCTGTTGGCATAACTTTTAAAATGAAATAGCCTTATGAAAGTACGTAGAATAACAAAAGAAGAAGGAAAACGGGTGAATATATCCCGTTTCCCGAACTTTCATAAATCCGGCAGTATTAGAGGAATGAAAAAACAGTATTACGGCGTTGCCGCGCTGCTGGTGCGTTGTGGAAGCTATATATATAACGTAACATCAGAACCAAACATTTATTATAATGCTAAATAGTTAGAATATGTTTTGTTTAATGCTGCTTTTATTCGGTGCCGTGGTGTTCATCTCCGGCACCGATCCCAAGAAATTAAAAGACTTCATAAATAAAAATGATCAATCAGACAAATTTTAAATTTATGGAGAAAAAGATATTATATCATATTGGATTATACGGATTTAGAAAACTTATAGTTTATGTAATAAAGGATAACGGGGATAATACATCTATTGTTAGCCTTAACAAAGACGGTTCATTTCCTAAACACGTTTGGAAATGTAATTTGCATAACATAAACGAATAATACAAATATTCCACCGCGCCGGACGGTTTTCCGGCATTCCTTTAAACTTTTATATTATGACTACTTATATAATAGAATCCCCAAACGGAGAAACGCACAAATTAGAAGTATTCCGTACCGCAACCGGATTTAGTGTTTATGTTGATGGCTCAAATATATGTGAGAGTATAACGGAGGAAGATTTTTTGCAAGAGCTTGAAAACCCTACTTTCTAACATGGTGGGCGTAATTATTTGGCTAATAGTAGTTTTATTAATCTGCTTTAGCG